ATATGGGCAAGCGGCTCGGTCGGTTCATCACCCATTACCGCAACACCTTCTTCCGCCCGGACAAGCGCAACGGACAGGTGGTGTTCAGCTACAAGCCGCTGCCCGGTGCGGAGGAACAGATCTATGATGCCATCTCCGACATCACCATCTCCATGAAAGCCGTCGACCATTTGGATATGCCGGAGTGCGTTCATAATGACGCCATTGTGACGCTATCCGAAACAGAGCGCAAAGCCTACGATGCCATGAAACAAGACCTGGTTATCTCTCTGAAAGGCGAAGAAATCGACGCCGGGAACGCCGCAGCGCTTGCGAATAAGCTCTCCCAGATGGCAAACGGAGCAGTCTACGGAGAGGACAAGCGTGTGTTTCAGATACACGACCGCAAGCTGGATATGCTGGAGGATCTCATCGAAGCCGCAAATGGGAAACCCGTCCTTGTGGCGTACTGGTTCAAGCACGACCTGGAGCGCATCTCCGAGCGGCTCCACAAACGACACATCCCGTTCAGTCTGCTGGACGATTCCGACAGCATCCGCAGATGGAACAGCGGTGAGCTGCCCGTGGCGCTCATCCACCCGGCTTCTGCCGGTCATGGGCTGAACCTGCAGGCAGGCGGCTCGACCCTCATCTGGTTTGGGCTGACCTGGTCGCTGGAGCTTTACCAGCAGACCAACGCCCGACTGTGGCGACAGGGACAGACCGCCGATACCGTGGTCATTCATCACATTATTGCCAAAGACACCATCGACGAGCGCATCATGACTGCGCTCCGTAAAAAAGAAAAGACCCAGACCGCACTCATCGATGCGGTCAAGGCCAACTTGGAGGGATGAGAATGGAAACCTGTTATACAAACCTCGCAAACGCTATTATTCTGGCGGCAGCGAAAGACCATCGCCGTGCGCTGCGCCGTTTGAAGAAATACCCCTGGGACAAGGATGCCGAATCCGTCAGAAAGGATTGTGAGCGGTTTTTCCGCTCCGGCTGGTTTCAGACGCTTACTTCTCTGGACGGTGAGGTGCTGATTGAAAAACTCCACCGGGAGGTGTATGGCGTATGACGGCAAAGGAATATCTCAGTCAGGCATACCGCCTCGACCAGCGTATCGATTCCAACATTGCGGAGATTACCCGCCTGCGGGAAATGGCCTGCGGTATCTCCTCTCCGTCCTGGGAGGAGAAAGTGCAGACCTCTCGCAACACGGAGGCTCCCTTCGTGCGGTGCCTGGAAAAGATCATGGACCTTGAAAAAGTGGTCAATGGTGAGATCGACACCCTCGTTGACTTGAAACGGCAGATCCGCACGACTGTGGACACCGTTGCCAATGTCAACGAGCGCATGGTTCTCCGCTACCGCTACATCCACAACATGACCTGGGAGCAGATCGGCGGAGAGTTGAACGCAGACGAAAGTACCATCCGCAGATGGCACAAGGCAGCTCTTTCGGCAGTGGTTTTACCCACCGACCCGATTCGGATCTGAAAGACGCCGGAAATACCCGCCTTTGTCGGTAGATGCCCACCTCGACATTATGATATGATATAATCAGCGAAAAAGAATCGTGGACAGCCTCATGGGAGCAATCCCGTGGGGCTTTTCTTATGCCCGAAGGAGGTGAGCAAATGCCCAAGCGACCACTCCGACCCTGCTCTCATCCCGGCTGCCCCAATCTCTGCGAAGGACAGTTCTGTGAACAGCACCGTGTGGAGGAACGCCGAAAATACGACAAATACGAGCGCAGTGCCGATGTCAACCGCAAGTACGGCAGAGCATGGAAACGCATCCGTGACCGCTATGCGGCAGAGCATCCCCTCTGTGAGATGTGTCTCAGGGAAGGTCGGCTGACTCCGGTACAGGAAGTTCACCACATTCTGCCCGTTTCCAAAGGCGGCACTCACGCAAGGGACAACCTCATGAGCCTTTGTCAGTCCTGCCATACGAAAATACACCACGACCTCGGCGACCGGTAGGGGGATGAAAATCTCCGGGACCTTTTCGGTCGGGCAACGGCCCGGGGTCACGTGCGCGAAAAAGGCGAAATCAAAAGGGTAATTAAGGGAGGTGAACTCGGATGCCCACAAAATCGAATAACACAGGCGGGCGTGGCGGCGCAAGACCCGGTGCAGGAAGGAAGAAATCCGCAGTCAAGGACAAGGCCGAAAACGGGAATCCCGGTGGCAGAAAACTTGAAGTGCTGGACATTCCCGAAGTCGAGGGTGTTGCTATGCCGAAGCCCCATGATTTTCTGTCTGCCGAGCAGCGTGACGGCAGCGTCCTGCAGGCGCAGGAAATCTACACGGAAACCTGGCAATGGCTCAAAGGCATCGGCTGCGCCGCAAAGGTATCGCCGCAGCTCTTGGAGCGCTATGCCATGTGTTCTGCTCGTTGGGTGCAGTGCGAGGAAATGACCAACCGTATGGGCTTCCTCTCCAAGCACCCCACCACGGGAAAGCCGATCCCGTCCCCGTTTATCAATATCGGTATCAACTACATGAACCAGGCGGTTCGGCTCTGGAATGAGATATTCCAGATCGTGAAAGAAAACTGCAGCACGGAATACGGCGAGTCTACGCCGCAGGACGACCTTATGGAACGCCTGCTCCGTGCGAGAAAGGGGTAACACCATGTTTGAAAAAGTAAATCCGTGCCACCCGGATAAGGTGGCAGACAGAATTGCCGGTGCGCTCGTTGACCTGGCATACAAGAAATCCGAGAATCCCCGCATTGCCGTGGAAGTCCTCATCGGCCATGGCGCTTGCCACATCATTGCGGAAACTTCCGTCATGCTGGACAAGGCAGATGTCACTGCCGCCGTCCATCGCATTGCCGGAAATCTCGCCGTGGACTATGTAGAAGTGCCGCAGGACGGTCACCTCGCCGACAACCAGGCAAACGGCGTCCGCTGCGGCGATAACGGCATCTTCAAGGGAATACCTGTAACCGTGGAGCAGAAAAAGCTCTCGCAGATCGCACGGGACATTTTCGCCGTGTATCCCTATGATGGGAAGTACATTCTGGACGGCAACCGACTCATTCTCTGTCAGAGCAATGCCGAGACACAGCATCTGCGCGAGATTTATCCCGATGCGGAAATCAACCCGCTCGGTGACTGGACGGGCGGCACCGATGTGGATACCGGCGCTACCAACCGCAAACTCGGCTCGGATATGGCCGACTCGGTGACCGGCGGCGGTCTGCACGGCAAAGACCTATCCAAAGCAGATGTCAGCGTAAACATTTACGCTTTCCTTAAAGCCCAGGAGATCGGTGAACCTGTGATGCTCTGCTGTGCCATCGGTGATGATACCGTGGACGG